TCTTTTTGTACTTTATCATTTTCATTGTCTTTGTACCATGATATAAGAACTTTTCTATAACCTCTAGTAACTAGAGATACGCCATGCATCATTTGGGCTGGATACCATACTGTCTCACCAACTTCTTGTGGAATGACAGTAAAGGACATAGCCTTGTTTATTAAGATACCTTGCTCCATTTTAGCAAGAATATCTTCATCGGTTGGTATGTGCAAACCAACCTTACATTTCTTTATTTTCTGAGATATAATAATCTCGCCACCCTCAAGATCGCTTGATTTATCAATCAATGTTATAGCAGTGTCTGTAACTCTCTCGGGGGAGTCTCTATGGATATATGTGAAGGCATCCTCATCATAAAGTAAAAAATAATTAGCAATACACCTTTTCCCCTGCGATAACTTTTCGTTAATTGAAATCCACTGAGGATCCTGCAACTGATTACTAATATCTTTTCTAATAACCGAAAAGAGATTGAAGTATCTTGTATACCTTTTCCCCTCTAATCTATCATAGAGTTTATTCAGGTACACAATATCATCAGACAACAGTGTTGTCGTTTTAGACACCAATTGTATTGCCCCACAAGTAAACATGGACTCTTGCTGACACATTGTAGCCTCTCTTGAAGGCCTCCTCAGCAATTGCGCCAGCGCTCATATATCCTTCGAGTTCACCTGTCTGTCCTTCTTCTGTTGCGCCAACTGGCATAATCCAAACAGGAAATGTAACACCAGCCTTTCTAAATTCATTTGTTACATGCTCAACTTCATCCCATGTTTCTTTCTTACCATTGACAACATACTTAATCTGTCCATGTCCTCTGGATAGGGAATGATATTCAGCTAATACTTCAGGAACAATAGCATCCTTGTTTGTTTCACCAGAAGTAGTCCAGAGCTTAGGAGAAGACGATATAAAGATCTCTCTACCCATCTCTCTCCAGTTAGTCATAAAGTTACTAAACTCTGGCTTCAATGCTTGAGTAGCATTAGTTTCGAATGTAATAAACTTAGGACTATTCTTAATCCTATCGAAGTAATCAAGAATACCCATAGTACAATCCTGAGCATGCTTCATTAATGGCTCGCCACCCGTAAAGCACATGTGGATTGGTTGGCCTGCTGGATGGTCAAACTTTGCTTCTGAATTATGTTCTGTTCTAATAGAACCTAGAATCTGATTAGCAATGTACTCGGGCGTACCTTTATGCATTAGGTGCTTAAACTTCTTTGCCCAAGAGTAGGAAGAATCACAACCATACTTCCACACAGGAAGATCTTCGACTCTCTTAATGAAGTCGACACTCATCTCTTTATAGGGAAGCTTATAAGTCTTAGGATCGGTAGGATCCTTCTGGCCAAAACCATCGCACTGAAGGTTACAAAGAAAGTATCTTAACCAAGCAGTCGGTATACCAGTGTATCGACCTTCACCCTGAACGGAGTAGAAGATCTCAGAATAGTGATATTCTTTTTGCATTACAGAAGCCTCAAATTAAACATTATTTATAACGACTACTATACAACAATTGATGGTTATTTTCAACTATCTCCACGCTGGACCAGTCATGAAGATAAACAAAATATTTCTTACACCTGAAGTTATTTCCGTAACTTTGTGAGGCGTGTAAGATGTGAACATGGCTACTGTCCCCTTGCTTTCAACTTTACTTGGAAGAGGGAAACCAGGCTCGAAATGAAATTCACCACCTTCATACTCAGATGGGTTTGAAAGCATTACAGTCAGCGATACCTTTCTATCTGTTTTTAGATCCTTATACTTTGGGTTTGCTTTTGCCGCAGCATAATTCATCGTATCATCATGCCAACCCACTTCATGGCCAGGCAGGTATGTTATATGTTGGATTGGACCATCAATCTGGTAATCCACATCCACATTTAAATGCTCAATGTTTGCTTTAGCAAAATCTATTAAGGATCTAAACACACCGTCATATGGTCTTAGATCAGGAGTGAGTAATCTCACATCGCATTTTCTAACACCCTTTCTACCAAACAATGGATCTACCTGGACATTTTTATTCATCCAGCTATTAATGTTATCACACCACTGGGTTGGAAAGTAATTTTGCTTGACAATTATCTTAGGTATCATATTACCTCCACTCAGGACCATTAGCCCATATTACTAGACTTCTTCGCACGCCCTCTGTAACAAGCTTGACTTCATGTGGTACAAAGGGGAAGAATATGCACATCGTTCCTTTCTTTCTCGAGATTGTTTTGTTACCAACAGTTAAATCACCACCAGCATATTCATTATCATCCGACATCATAACAACCATTGATAGTTTTCTATTCATTGGTTGCTTAGCATTTCTGGCAGATGCTATATTCATATCAACGTGCCTAGTATAAAAATTATTTACATAGTATGTTGTGTATTGTAGGTCTAGAGTTCTATAGATATCTACTCTAAAGTTATGCATCTCAGCATCTACTATACTTAGAATGGTATCTGATATTTTTGTGTATAGTTGTAGTTGCTTCCGTGGTGTGATCCATCTTATTTCGCTTGTTCTAGTTTCTAAGTCTTCTCTACCTACTGGATCATCACCAACTCTGCCTACACTTGGCTCAAGCAGCTGAGCCTCGGTATTCCATTGATCAATAATGCTTGTTGGTATTACCGATTCAAGTTGTGATAGGCATAGCCGTGGATCAAACATTCACATCCACCTTGGTCCTTTGAACCACGCAACAAGTGTACTACGTGTACCTTTTGTTACAGGGGTTACTTTATGTTGCAATGGTGATGGAAAGACAATTGCTTGACCTACAGTTAACTTTATTCTTGTTTCTTTTCTACCAGCAATAACGAAATCACCACCTTCGTAATCCTTTTCATCTGTGAGACAAATTATGGCAGTCAGCTTTTGTACAACAGGCTTTCCATACCACACAGAATCAGCATGCCAATCGTATTCCATCTTTTGTTCTGATTTATAAGTTGTATATTGGATTGCTTTAATGTCATACCATATATTGAATCCAAATAACTGATCGTTCGCCCTTGATGCAACATCGATCATATATTCAGCAAGCTCTTTTTCTTTATTGGCAGGAATAATTTTCATTAGGTAATTTTCTTTTGTAAGATTACCGTCAATCACCGAATCACCAGACACATCTGGATACTTGGCACACACCTCGTGGACTCTTTTAGCCCACATTGCATTGTATATTGTTTTAACCCACATTACACTATCCTCGAAAAGTTCTTTGTCTTCTCAAACTTAATAACATTATGGAACTTATCAAACAACTGATCAGTCTTATGGCTAATAATGAACGTATTAGTATCAGCAGTTAGGGTCTGGATGATCTTTAAGAATTCATCAGTACCATTGCTATCAAGAGAACTATCAAATACCTCATCCATAACAAGTAAGTTAGTGGCAGCACTATTTCTCATCTTGGCAATAGCTCTCCATGTGAAGAGAACAGCCAAGTTAATTCTCATCTTCTCACCCTCTGAGAATGAATTGTAACTAAACTCATCTCTGAATCTAGACTTAATAGTTTCATTGAACTGCTCATCAATCTCAAACTGAACAAAGAAGTCCATCGCAGCCAAGTACTTATTAATCAGCTTATTGATGATAGGCATATACTGACGAAGGATTCTAGTCTTGATACCACCATCCTTTAAGAGAGCAGAAGCTGCCTGTAGAATTTCATACTCCTCGAGCAGCTTCTGCTTCTTGTCCTCAGCTTCTGTCTTTTGTTTTTGTAGTTCTTTTAGTTTTTGTTTTTCTGCATCGACGTTTGCTGTGTCTGATTGTAGAGAATCATTTTCTGATTGTAGGTAATCAATAAACTTTTTCTTTGATTGTATTTCAGATTGCAACTTTGTAATGTCATGTTGAATAGTTTGAATCTCTTTTTGGATTCCATTAATTCTAGTGATCTCTGTAACTGTATTGTTATAGTCTTGTTCTAGTAGCGTAAGGTTTTCTTGAATTTCAGTTACTTGTGTCTGCTTAGTTGTAATAGCCTCAGACTTAAAGTCGTGAGGAATACCCTGCTTACAGGTTGGACAGTCATCATTATCGTGAAAGAACTTAATTTCCTTATTCAGCTTGGATAGTCTATCAATAGTCTTCTCTTTTAGGATGACGGACTTTTCCATTCTCTTCTGAAGCTTCTCAAGGTTAGCTGTATCCTTCATCTTATCTGTAATTGTATTGCCTTTTGTAGCAACATCAACATTACATACATTGATCTCATCTTGTGTCTGCTGGATCTTCTCCAGATTTTCATCAACCTTATTCTGAACATCTTTCTTTAATGAGCTGATATAGCTATTTTGAATATTGATCTTCTCGTCAATAAGATCACTATCATACTTTGCCTGCTTCAAGTCATCTTGGTTTGTTGATACCTTACTCTTTAGCAAGGTGTTCATTGTAGTGAATACCTGAATATCAAGAAGGTCTTCGATAACTTCTCTTCGCTGGGCAGCAGGAAGTTGCATAAAAGGAACATAGGTAGATGAACCAAGAACAACTACTTGAGAAAATGTTCTATGGTTCATCTTAACGATCTGCTTTTCAACTACCTCCTGATAGTCTTTACTATCAGCATCTTGATTGAGCAACACATCATTCTTATATATCTCAAACCTGGTAGGCTTGATACCTCTAACGATCTTATAGTTAGCATTACCAACTACAAACTCAAGTTCAACACACAGATCCTTACCATTGATAGAGTTAACAAGCTGAGGCTTATTAATCTTTCTAAATGGTTTATTGTAGAGGGCAAATGAAATAGCATCGAGAATGGTTGACTTACCAGAACCATTCGTACCTACAATCAGAGTTGACTTATGCTTGGTTAGATCAATCTCTGTAAATATGTTGCCAGTGGATAGAAAATTCTTCCACTTTACTTTCTTAAATAATATCATTGCTTAGTCTGTATTTCCATTGCTTCGATATACAAGTCACCAAGAAGCTTGTTTAGCTTAGGGACATTATCTTTATTACTAATGTATTGATCTGAGAACTTTCTAATGATCGTTAGAGTATCCTCAGCGTCAGATATTATACTTGAATCTTCTTCTAAGTCAAGATGCAGGTGGTCTTCCACCACCTGCAGGTCTGCGACCCCAGCCCTCTCAATTCTATCGATAACACTATCGAACCAATATGGGTTAGTTTTATTCTTGACTATAACCTTTACAAACTTGCCCTTGAGGAAAGAGTAGTCATCAAGAACCACATCATCACGATCCTTATCTAGATCATCATAGTGGTACTTCTCAAACAGCGTCAAGTCATGCTTAACAAATTCAATTTCTCTCGTCTCTGTATCAAAGATATGGAACCCTTTAGGATCATCATAGTCTGACCAAACAATCTCATATGGGCAACCAAGATAGGTTACATTGCCCTTTGTAGATCTATGGTGATAGTGGCCGGAGAGAACTATATCAAACTTCTTAAAGATCTTGGCATCATAACCATGATCGATAACTGTACCCTTTTGCATCTCAAAGCCTGCAAGCTCTAGATGGCCAAAGCATACCTGTGCATCTGTATCAGCAATCTTTTCGATCGTAGGTTCAAAGTTATCACTACACATCCAAGGGACGAAAAGAATTTCTGTACTACCAAACTTAATGTTTGTTGCTTCTGTGTACCAATGAATGTTGTTTGGCTGGTTTGTACCAAACAACTCTGTCATACAATTGACTTCATTTGTATTCTTATAGAATGTGTCATGGTTACCAATAATAACGTGTAAGTTAAAATTAGCATCAATGACGCGGTTAATGAATTGGTCTCTAAACTTTCTCAGTGAGAGATAGCTAATATATTTTCTACGGTCTACAATATCACCAAGGTGGATGATTGTATCGATATCATTTGCTTTGAGGTATGGAAAGAATACCTCACTATAGAATCTTCCGATGAAGTCTGAGAATATAGGACTATCGCCACGCCCACCAAAATGCGTGTCAGTTATCAAAGCGATCTTCATAATTTAGTCTTCCTTAATTAACTTCTCAAGGCCTTTCTTTGCTTGCCTTTCCGTCTTCTTCTTTAGAGCACTTGCTTCAAATTGCTCAATGAACGTATCCATATAGTCATTAGACGTGTAGTCAGTAATCTCAATATCAAACTCACCAAGCTCATCCAACTCTTGAAGGTTCATCAACTCATGGTTGATCATCTTCTGCTGGGTGACCTTATGTTTTACATACATATACTTCTTCTCCTTCTGAATACGGCGAAGGAAGGCAAAGTAGATGATTTGTGTAAAGTACGAGAAAGGATTAGTAGACTTATCAGGATCAAAGTTATGGAAATAGTTAATACAGTTTTCCAAACCATCAGCAATCATTTCATCGCGGAATGTATAGTTGATAAAGTTAGGGCTATAGGAAAGTTTATTAGCGATCTTGATCAAACAATCGCCAATGTAATGTGGGATCACAGGTTTTGATAAACCCTGTGCCTCTGCAGCCAGAACCTTTTTCCTAAACTCTACGATAGCTTTATAGAATTCTTCGTTACTAACGTAGTGGTTAGCCTTGTCTTTAATATTGGTCATTACAAATCCTTTTCAACATTTTATTATTATAACACATTCAAGAAGTTAGTTCAACCTGTTGACTTTTTACATTCTCGTTTGTATAATCCCCTTTGTCGGGGTCAGATATATTAATTAGTGTAATATAGGGGTGGGACCAACAGCAACTGTAAGGGCATCACCATCTTCATCATCTATTTCTATATCCAGTGGACTATCGTTATAGTCATCTTGTAGGCCACAGATGTCCCTTTCTAAGTCCTCATCAAGAATAGTTTGGAATCTTTCCATGAACTTTAGATAGTACTTAATGATTCGTTCATTAGGCTTCGAGAATGCTACAATTGAACTCTTCTTTAACGCCACAATGTTATTCTCAGAGAAAGGCATAAGTTTAGATGTTGTAACGTTTGTAGTTTGATTGATTGTTGTTTTTAGTCTAACCACAACAGGATATTTCATCACTACATCGTCATCTGTTTCGTTATGAAGTTCACCAATAATGAAAGAATCTTCATCACTCAGTTTGACTAGAATGAATGCTGCCATACATTACCTCAACTGATAGCTCGTGATTTTGTATTCAAACTTCTCACTAGTATAAATTCCCACTCGCTCAATAAAATGCTTTAGGGTATGATTTTTAGCTTTCTTCCAAGATAGGTCGTCAGCTATATCATATAATGTTGCTTGTTGCTTATTGTCACCTCTTCTTAGGGCTCTACCAATTGACTGGAGAGATCTAATTCTAGACTTGGTGGGTGAAGCAAACACAACATTGTGTAGGTTTCTAATATTTATACCAGTTGAGAACGTACCATATGAGGCTACAATAATAGCATTGTCTTCTTGCTCAGTAATCTTTCTTACAAGCTCTCTGTCTTCTACCTCCACTTCTCCAGATACAAAGAAGATGTGTCTATCTTCTTTATTCTGATCTACAAGCATCTTATGTAAAGGTTTACCATGCTTTTCTACAAACTGGTAGAGGATGAGAGTGTTACCCTTTAGATGTAAAGACAGCTGAGATATAAAATTGTTTCTTGCTTCATTACGAACAAGGAAATCAATCTCATCGTGGTATTCACATCTACTATATTCTTTCTTATTGGCATCTGTATGCTTTAGGACAATTGCCTGGATCTTAAAATCAGCAAGATGCTTTTGTTCAATAAGCTCAGCAGTTGTTGTTACTTTCTTTACTGCTCCAAACAAGCCTTCAAGCACAAGTCTATGTGTCTGGGTACCATCAAGCGTACCAGTGAATCCCATTCTGATAGGACACTTAGTCATCTTCTCTAGGATAGATGTCAAAGATTTAGCCTTGTATTGATGAGCTTCATCACCAATTACTACATCAAACTGCTCATACCACTGCCTTGGCATCTTATAAATTGATTGCCATGTGGAGATGACTATTGGTCTATCTGAATTCTTCTCCCTACCAGACATGATAGTGTGGATATCATTCTCATCACCACCATAAGATACAAAGTCACCTTTCATCTGCTCAACAAGAGATATAGTTGGAACAATGATGAGAGTCTTGAAATCTGTTTGCTGCCACCACTTTGTAATCATATAAATGATCAGCGACTTACCAGAAGCAGTGGGTGATACGAGTAGAGATCTTTTTGTTCTTATGCCATGAATAAAGGCTTCAAGCTGATATCCTCTTGGCTTAAACGGTAAGTTGAGCTCAGTGATGAAGTCAATGACTGACTGTTCATCAATACTGGCAAAGCCATCTACACTACTGTGGAATTGTAGTTTATAGTTTCTGGATTCGCAAAACTTGTTTATGTATGGAATCAATCCAAAGTAGATTCTCCTACTCATTGGATTGAATAAATGAATGTCACCAGACCATACCTTGTTGCGGTAGGCAGGCATAAAGCGATAACCAGGAACCTTGAAGGTAAAGTAATCCTTCAGCTCCATTGCAACACTAGCGTCACAATCAACCGTCACATATACATCATTAAATTTTGAGACGACTAGTGTTTCTGTCATTGTCCTGTCTTAAACTTTTCCCAATCAATGGCACTTTTAACCTGAAAGCCTAAGTTCATAATAGACTTAATGATTGATTCTAATGCATCAATCTTTTCTTGCTGGACAGCTATTCTTAGGTTAAGAGTAATAATATCTGAATCGCTATCAATATATGTAGGCACGTCTTGTTTCAGGATTTTTTGTAGGAACGGTTCCCACTTCATCTCTTCAAGCGTCTCTTGATCAAGGACACCTGTATAATATTCCCACTTCAGCTTCTTCAGCTTCTTCATGTCCTGCTCAAGCTTCCTTAGCAGTAGACGTTCGTGGGAGAATAGTTTAAAGTACTTATGGTGGAGTTTAGGAATGTTCAACGCAACGTCACCGAGCTCTGTTCGGTCAACCTTGCTGTCTTTCTCCCATTCACCAAATATTTCTTCAAGCTTCATAATATAATTCCTACCATACCGGTAGGTATATTATACCCTAAACAGTATGAATGGTAAACAGCAAGCACCTAAAGGTCACTGTTGCATCAACGTATGTAACATCTGTGTCTTGTGAATTGAACTCAATGTCACTCAGAACAACAGGGAACAAATCTCTAAACCTAATCTCAATGTTAGCCTTATTGACCGAGTTGAGAATTAGTAAAGTGCCATCAGAGGCAAAGTTACTATAGATATCGTTTGGAAATAGAGCATCGGGATTTGGTGAGCTAAATTGTTCAGGTCTACCAATCTGTTGCATCCAATTAAAGATCTCAGTGTAGTTAGATAGATCTTCATCAACTTTGAATCTTACAACAAAATCATTGTATACAACCTTATCAGGAAATCTTAGAACTTTGAATGGGGTTTGTAACTCGCCATCCTCAACCGTAATACCAGGAATATTTGCTGATACGACATTAATTACAGTGTTAGGAATCTTCTGAATAGTCAGTTGATAACCTAGTGGTGATAGAAAGCTTTTCTGTATGGTCATGTCAATCCCTCTTAGACTTATAATTATTTATATGGTTGTCAACGAGGACGTGTAACCTTAAATTCCCAGTTGCCATCTACGGCATACACATTCAATGAATATCTGTATTCATTTGTTGTATTTTTATACATATGTATTTTTTCTTGACTTGTTTTAAAAATTAGTGCTCTATTTGGTTTCCAAATAACGTCATATTCTTTTTGATTTGGACCAAAGAGAGTAGTACCATTTGCATTCTCTGGGTGTAAGTATACAACTATTGATATTAATTTATCCCAATGATCGGCATGCTTTTGATATGCGTACTTTGGTTCACATCTTACGAGATCAAAAACTAAATTGGTTTGTTCATTCCAGTTTACTAATTGTTTATAATCAAACAAAGATGGTAATGTGTTATTACATATTTCTTCAAGTTGTTTATATAATAAATTGTATTCTGCCATCCAACGTCGCAGCCTAACATGGTGCTTCGATGCTACAGCATCCCTTTCAGATACACGTACCCCATTAGACATATCCACTAATTCATAGTTTCCATTATCTTTAATATTTAATAATTCATTGTATACATCTTTAGGTAAAAAATCATCTATTACCCAAAACTCCCATGGGTCATTAAAGTGCTTGCCCTGTGGATAATGTTCTTCTGCTACCTTAATCATACACCATTCCTTAAACCTTGGTCATATGTCTTACCAATTTGAGCTGATGGAACAACGTGTCTCTTATAACACTCAGATTGTTTAAACTTTTGAGCCACTGCCATTCCTTGTTTTGTGGCGCCTTGAATATCATCGCACTTGGCACATGGAAGAATTGGATCTCTTTGTTTGTTTAACAAGAACCATCTAATTCTGTTTAACTTTGGATCATTAACATACATGTCAATTAGAGAACGCTCGTGGACGTTACCAATTTTAATTTGGTAGGACCAATCATTACAACACATCTGATAGTTGCCTTCATAATCAATGAAGATTTGTCTCATTGGATGCCAGCATGATGATTCACTAACCTTATAATTGTTACCGTTTTCTTTTTGTTCAAGGTTAGTATAATTTAGGTCTTTGTTTCTTCTATCTTGATTTTTAAAATAACCAGCTCTATTGTTAAATGCATGCTTCCACGACTTACCGCCCTCAATGTAAGAAGGCATGTTATTAATCTCGTCTATCGTAAAGCCATCTTGCTTATAATAATGTCTCACAATACCACCATTAGGTAACATTGGATATAATTTTTGTCTTTCAAGATATTCTTCTTTTGATTCATAGCTGTTTAGATAAAGTTCATCTAATTTCTCAGCAACAGGGGAATTCCACCACTCATCAATTCTATACCCATTAGTGGTTAGTCTAACTTTCCACTTTCTTGGACCTTGTGTAATCATGTCGACGATTTGTTCAAATTTTTTATGGAGTGTGCTTTCTCCACGACCTGCAAGTTCAAACCACCCTCTGAAATTAATTGATCTCAACTCCTGTAAAATTATCTCAATTGTCTCTAGCGACATTTGCTTATTAACATTTGGATACACAGGATCAGCATCCAAACTTCTAGGACAGAATGAACACTGCCTATTACAAAGACCTGTAAGATCTAAATCTATTCTAACAATGTTTTCTAGAATAGGATGATGTTTAATACCATTCTTATCGACAGTAATAGGTATACCACTAAATGGTAATTCTATTTCTTTATTGCTTTTGATAGGTATTGTTGGTGGTAAGATTATATCCATGGATCAATTATTCCCTCACACCAGTTTTCACAGGTGTCTACAACATAATGTACTGACTTGCCTTTGATTACTCTATCTTCTTTAATAACCCTATCTTGAATTAATCTTACAACATAGCCAGATCTATCATCTAGCTCAAAGAGTTCTGCAGTTCTTTTATCTTTTACATACTTTGTTAGAAATCTAGCATTTTCAATCATGGCGGCACCTCACGTTTTACATACTAATATTTATAAGCAAAAAAAAAGGGCCGCTTTCGCGGCCCTCTCTTTCTATACCCTGGTTAGGGATTATAGTAGGTTGCTTACGACGACGCGTCTGTAGTATACGTTTGCGTCCTTTGTCATAGCGCCATTGCCATATGCAGAACCTTCTGCGAATGGATTTGCGACCATGCCGTAGCGTGTCTTGAAGCCAATCTTTGGCTGGAATGAATCTTCACCAACTGCACGAACCATCTGTAGTGGAACGTATGGGCAGTAGAAGATACCAGCATCGAATGCGCTTGCGCCCTTATAGCCAACTGTCATATAGTTGCCTGTTACGTATGGGTCAATGTAGACCTTGATACGACCGTTTAGAACACCAGCAAATGTATTGCCTGTGTCGTCAACGTTTAGAGCATTGCTGTTTAGAGCAGGAGCGTAGTCTAGAACACCAGCCATTTGCAATGCAGATGCAACATCTGAAGAGCAGAGGATGATGTTACCCTTGCCACGACGTGTGTCCTTGGCAATTTGGTTAGCTTCGCGCTCGATCTGGA